TCAAAGAGAGAGCGCCACCTGTCCTGATTTCATTGGATGCGGCTGAACCGGATTTGACTCTTTTGGCGTTGCAATCGAACGAACAAAAGTTTCATGGGTAACAAAAGTATGGCTGCAGTTAATGTTCTGGCACTGGTTGTAACGCTCTTTGGTCAATGAAGATACCTGAAAACTGCTGCGAGTATGGGCGGCACTTCCACACAGTGGGCAAATCATCATTTTTCGAGTTCTCCCCATTTTTGCTAAATTCACAATAATGATACCGCATTATTCCATTTTGCAAACTTAAAAGTTCTCCATTGCGAAGAATCATGCCATTTCGAAATCATCAATCCTCACTTCAAGCTCCAGACTGGTCGTAAAACCATTATCCGGGCTGACGGTATGTGTCAGAGTCGTAATGGTCCATTCCGCATCATCTATCGGCTGTTTAAAACCACTGACCTTCACAGGCATTTCCGTGTAGAGATCTGCCCGCCCTTCCGCCAGTTGTAGCGAGAATGACGCAACGCCACGTTGCAGGCGTTCCCACTGCATTTTCGCTGCCCGTTCAGCGTTGCTCCGGTTGGCATAAGTGCGATTAAGTACCAGCACGTTTTCATCCGTACCTACCAGGTAATCGCCCTGCTTCGCTTCCGGCTCTTTCTTCTGCTTCTTAGTCCTGCGCTTACGCTTCACCGTGGTGCTTTCTTTCTTCGCGGGTTCGCGGGTATGCAACCAGCTGGCAATTACGCCCGTATAGGCTCCGCGATCTACAAGGGTAAAGCGGTGACTGTCGCCGTCCTTACGTGTGATAGTGATCACCGACAGAGGTTTACCGCTGGCGCTTTTGCCCTGTCCCTGCCGGATGAATAACAGATTGCCATTTTTCACCGACGCAATAGCACCGTACTGGCGCGCCAGCCGCATCAGAAAACTGCCGTCACTCTCATTGGTCTGGTCTATATGATCCACTGGCTTATCCGACAGGTCTTCACCCAGTGCCATCTTCAGCTTGTGCCGTGCGGCTATTTCCTTCACCACTTCCCCGACGGTGGTCTTGTGCCACGATTTTTCACGGCGGGTATTCAGCGTTTCCCTAAAATCAGCACTTCGCGCCCGAATAGTCAGGCGATCCGGTGCGCCAGTGTGTTCAATCTCGTCCACCGTGAATGCCCCTTTCGGGAAAAGCGGCTGCCCCTTCCAGCCCAGCGCCAGCGTAATGACCGCACCACGGCGCGGCAGCACGATTTTTCCATCGGCGTCGTCCAGCTCCAGATCAAGCTGGTCCGCTTCAAAGCCCCGGTTATCCGTCAGCGTCAGCCCCATCAGGCGGTTGTCCAGCACAGTGGTGATATCCCTGCCTTCAATACTGATGCTGAATGCCGGAGTTTTGTTGCCTTTGTTAAGCAGTTCAGAGCTGAAATTCACGACAGCAGCCCTCCCACCGTTTTACTGATATCGCTTAAGGCAGATGTTGCCGTTCCCTGCAGATTATTCAGTTGCGCACTGAGATCACCGAACATATCGGACAGGGATTCATCCACGCGTTTTAGCGACAGGGTGAACTCAATCCTGCGCGGCATACCGTCGCGGAAGAACTCCGTTTTAGTCTGATTCAGTCCCTCAATCACATACATGCCGTAAATCGTGCCGCTGCCTTCAATCAGGGGCCATGCTTTCCCCTGTTCTGCCATCTGCTCCAGTGCCAGCAACGACAGCCTGCCGCCTGTTATCTCCGGCATAAGAACACCGGAAAGTGTCAGCATGTCGTTGTCCGGTCCCAGAAACTGCGTGGACGGACGTCGGTTTACCCGGCTGTTAGCCACATGTCGCCAGCTGCGTTGATACTGCAGTTCCTGATACGGAACGGTGCGCAGCATAAACACGTACAATCCCAGCACCATCATCATGCGTCGTATCCCCCCTGATCGCTGTAGTTACTCCTGGCTTTTGCCTTCAGCCTGCGTTCACGTTCATCAAGCTGGCGTGCCACCTCCCGCGCAATATCCTGCGCACTTTGTCCTGGCTGCGTCTGAATGATGATCTGCGTCGGTGCCTCAATCCGTTGAACGAGTGGCACAGTGGCTGCGCGACTCACAATTGCTTCTCCACCTTTCGCGGGAAGTGCCAAGGGGTGCAACGGTGGAAGCTCTGCTGGCGCGGCAGCAACGCCCATCATTCCGGCAACAACGGCAGCCAGTGCAGCTGTATTTCTCCGGCTGGTCACATTTGCCGGGCCGTTAACAATTTCCGGCCCGTTTTCACCGACGATGCCAAACTGCCCGCGCGGGATATACCCGCCGCTGTCATACATCCCCGCAAAGCCATATCCCCATGATGGAAAACCACCCGATGGCATCATCACTTTACCGTCTGCATTCACCGTCGCAGGTTGCTGACGCGTCACGCTTTCCGGCAGTTTTGCCTTTGCGGCCTCTTTACTGACAATGCCGAGCTTCTCCAGCAACCAGGAAACGCCGGATTTCAGGGAGTCCAGCGGATGCATGACCATATTCAGCCCTTCCGCCAGTGCCTCCCCGAATCGCCGCCCCATTGCCGCTGCGCTCTGCAGTTCGGCAGAGGTCGACTTAACGGGCGTCAGCAGATCAGTAAACCAGCCCCACAGCGCCTGCACTTTGTCGCCAATCCACTGGAACACGGGCTTAAGCGGTTCGAACGCTGCACTGATGGGACCTGCCGCCGCTTTGAATCCTTCCACCACGCCACCGAGAAATGCGGTGATGGGTTGCCAGTATTTCCAGACAACCAGCGCCACGCCCGCCAGTGCAGTAACCACAAGACCTATCGGACTGAGCAGAGCACCTAACAGACCAGATATGGCATACAGGGCAACGCGCAGCATCGCCAGTGGACCAGATGCCAGTACTCGCAGCACCGTGCCTGCGGCGGCCAGTCCACCGCGCAGTACCGCCAGAGGATTCATAAACATCACAGCAACAGCACGTAAACCGGATAATCCAGACCGCAAAAGTGCAACCGGCGCACCTGCTACAGTTTTCAGGACATTTCCCGTCAGTGATGCCGTGCGGCGCAAAGACGACAACGGCGCAGTAAGTAAACCTGCGGCGTTGCCCGATGAAGCAAGCCCGCGTCGCAGCAGTGCCAGTGGTGCGCCAGCCAGCCAGGACAACGCGCTGCTGGTTCGAGTTACTGCTGCCGTAACGGAAGATAACGTTTTGATACCCAACACAGAGAATCCCAGACGGATCACTGCCAGCGGCCCCAGCACTGCAGCCAGCGCCACCGCTAAGGTGCCGAGGCCGACGGTAACCGCAGCCACAACAGCCGATGCTTTCATCAGTGTGCCTGTCAGTTCCGGGTTAGCTTCCACCCAGCGACGCAACGCCCCCGTGACGCTTTTCACCGTGTACAGAATATCCATCAGCGGCTGGCGCAGCGTTTCGCCCAGGCTGCTGAAGGTGTTCTGCGCTCCGGTTTTGACCAGCAACCACTGCGCAGAAAGTGAATCCTTGTTAATGTCGGATTCTTTCTGCATGGAGCCAAGCGCATCATTGCCCGCTGTCAGTTTTAACTGACGCTGCAGTTCCGGCAGGTTGTTTGCCAGTTTCGCCGCGTCATCGCCAAACTCTTTACCAAACAACATAGTCATGGCAGACAGGCGCTTGTCCTGCGGCAGCGCGTTTACCTTCTCCAGCACGCGCTGGATGGTTCCCATCGCATCCTTCGTCATCTGCTTTTCAATCACTTCAGGATTGAGTTTCAGCAGATTCATCCCTTCAAAGAAACTCTTGCTTTGCATGGTGGCAATGGACAATTCACGCACCATCGCGTTTGCTGCACTGGCTGCAACCTCTGGCGCAGCGCCCAGTGTCAGGAAGGTGGAACCCAGCGCCGCCGCTTTACGATAATCCAGACGGTCAGCCACACCGCCCAGACGTTGCATCACATCAATGATGTCTGCCCCTTTCGACATGGCGTTATCATCCAGATAGTTCAGCGCATCACCGAGCTGTTCAATATTGCGGGTGGGGATTTTGTAGAGCTGGGCGATTTTCCCCAGACTTTCTGACAGTTCATCCGCTGGCAGCTCAAAGGCTGTTGCCGCCTTTGCTGCCGTACTGGCGAAGGCCAGCAGGTCACGTTTCTGATCTTCCCAGCTGTCGTCAGGGTTTGCGACGTTCATGCGCGCACCACCTTCAACCAGTGCAGCGAAGTCCACCGCACCGTTTTCCATCGGCAACTGTTCGCTGGCAGCCTTGATGGCATCCTGCATTTCATAAAAACGTGCAGTGCGGTTGCCATTATCGTCACGCAGACCATTGACCTGCTTTGCCACACCTTTCATGGCATCTTCCATGCTGGTATAGCTTTTTACTGCCGCCATCACTGGCGCACCCATTGCCAGCCCTGCAGCCGTGGTGGTGGCTCCGGCACCTGCAATACGATCACGCACCTCCAGCGAACGGGCATAACTGGCACGCGCTGCATTCATCCTGCGCTGAGCTTCCCCCAGTCGCTTCAGCCGCGCCTCCTGTTTCGAAAGTTCCTGGTTATAACGTGATGTTTCACGGGCTAAACGGGCAGTTGCTCCCGCATCGTCTTTCGCAGAAATTCCCGCCCGGTACAGTTCAGCACGCACAAGCGCCGTCTGCTGCTGCAGCTTTTTCTGGCGTTCTTCCAGGCGCTGAACAGCCAGCCGTTGACGGCCCAGAGCAACAACCTGACGTTGCGAAGGCGGCCCCATCGCTCCCAGTTCCTGACTGAGCAAATTTGCACGCTGGCGGGCATAGTTCAGCCTGTCGCCTAATTTCTGATTTTCTGCCTGCAGCTTTCGGAAGCTGTCCAGACTGCTCCCGGCCTGATCAAGCTGCTTTATTGCATCGCGGGATTTTTTGACAGCAGCAGCCAGTTCTCTTGAACTGGCCTGCGCAGATCGAAATGGGCGGGTGAGCTTGTCAACCGCATTAAGAATGACCTGCAGACGCAGGTTGTTATCACTCATCGTTGGCCCCGCTTCTCTGAATCGCTTTATACCGCCATTCCAGCACTTCGGTCAGCGGCATAACGTCAGTAACGGATGGCGGCCAGTGAAAAATGGTGGCGATATCTGCCACCAGATCGTCAACCGTCAGGCTGTCGGTAAACCGGCAAGCACCGACTTCTTCAACAAAAAAGTGACAACCTCAACCGACATGGCAGTGAGATCTGCCGGGTCCATCTCTGCAATTTCCTGTGCAGTCAGTGCCGGACTGGAGATGCGGGGGATCACGGTCATCATCGCGTTTACATCCATATCCATAATGGCCTGCAGGCGTGTACCGCGCAGCGCACCGGACTGCGGTTTACGCAGCACAATTTCGGTGATTTCTGTTTTACCGCGCTTGATGGGGGTATCCAGTTGAATGGTCTTTTCAGTCTGCTTATCGCTCATTTTGCTGTCCTGTCAATTGGGTTCTGGCGCGGTATCCCGCGCCGTTCAGATATATCAGAGGCCGAGGGCGTTGCGGTGCGCTTCCATCAGGTCCACACCGTCCACAATTTCCACCATGTTGATAAGGTCCACTTCATAGAGCACCTCACCATTGATGGTCAGCTTCGCGTAGCTGTTGGTACTGGTCACTTTGGTGGTGTTGCTTTCGCCCGTCTTCCACTCGCCGGAATCCACTTCTTTGTGACGTCCACGCACGACAAGCTCCACGGCCTGCACTTCCCCGGTATCGTCACGCTGAATAGAGCCGGTAAAGCGCAGCTGGATGCCATCCACCGTGGCTTTACCCATCTGTTTAAACAGCAGCAATTCAGTACCACCAATGGAAAATTCTGTGTCCAGCGCACTGTCATCAAGCCCCAGATCCACATCCACCGCACCCGGCATTCCGCCGCCGCGATACTTCTCATATTTGCGGGTAAATTTCGGCAGCGTCAGCGACTCAACGATCCCCTGCCAGTTGTTCCCGTCGTTAAACAGGTTCAGGTGTTTTAATTTGCGTGGTAAAGCCATGTTGTCCCCTTACGCGCTGACCTGGCTGGCGAAATTCACCAGGTACTGATCGGTGATGCGCTGACGCAGCATCAGGTTTTCAAGTGGCGGCACTGGCGTGTAGTCGTAGTCGATGGTGAGTTTTCCGGCTTTCAGCGTGTCTTTGTCGTTCACCGACTCATCCAGCCAGCAATCACCACCAATGAGATAGCCCTGACTGACCAGGCTGCGCATTTTGGCGCGGATACCTTCGATAATGTCGCGGGCCAGCGACGGGTTAAGCGGTTTATCCACCGCCCACATGTGTGCTTCTGCCATCGTGTCCATCAGCACCTGCGCCGTGCGGGTGTAGTTTTCGAAGGCAAAGAGCGGGTCATCACTCAGGCAGCGGGAACCCCAGAAGCGGAAACCGTCTTTACGCACAAGCGTGGTGACGTCGTTCTGGTTCAGCAGACCTGCATCGGTTGCCGGGTCCTGCAGATCCCAGAACACATCTGCAGAAATTCCGGTGACACCGTTCACGCCCACGTTGGACAGGCTTTTGTGCCATCCGGTCTGCTCGTCAATTTTGGCGCGCAGACCAAGCGCACGGGCGGTGGCATATGCCGTTGCTTCGGCATTCAGCACCGTGTCCCAGCCAGTAAAGTCAGGCCAGATCAGCATCCCTTCGCGCTGGCTGAAGTTTTCACGGTAAGTGATCGCCTCCTGTATCGTCTTGCAGCCATACGCTGACAGGTAAGCAAACCCACGCAGGCTTTGCGCCACGCTCAGCAACTCAGTAGCTACCGCCTTGGTGTCGTGACCAGGTACACCCAGAATGCGCGGTTTAACGCCGAGCTGTGACTGGGCAGATAACAGGGCTTTCATACCTGTTTTTTTACCTTCAGCAGTCACTGCGCCGATGATATTGGTCGTGGTTTCGTCTTCCGTTTCACCCTGCGGCACACGCACAACAACGGTCACGGGTTTTGCCTGGTCAGCGATGGCATCCAGCGAACGGGCCAGCGTGCCGGACTCACCCGCTTTACCGCTGGCAGTCAGCACATCAGTGATCAGTACGGGTTTATTAAGAGGAAACATTTTTGCATCGGCATCATCGCCCGTGCAGACCATGCCCACGATGGCGGTGCTCACCGTGGTAATGGATCGGGTGCCTTCGTTGACTTCAACAACGCGCACCCCGTGGTGGTAATCCTGAGCCATAAGGCAGTCTCTCCGGTTGTAGAGGGGGTCTGCCTATGTTCTGGTTGATACACGCAGGGTGCACGCGATGGGTTTTGTATGGAAAATGGCACAACGACGGGGCGAAAAAATCCCCGCAGGCGCGGGGCAGGAATTTAAATTTCTGGTAGTTTGGGCCAGTTAATATCAGGGGCTGTGCTGATATCTATTGCTGCTACCACGTCGATATAGTCAAGAACGGAATCGAGCTTTACTGTTTCTTCCGCAGTTAATTTTCTTCCCGCCTGCAATTTTAGTTGAATCAGAACAATGGAAGACATGGCATCATCAATCAGTGACTGGCGTTGCAGTTCAGCCCCTTCCACTGCTGCGTTATGTTGCGCTTTGGTATCCGTCACCCATTTCTCACCATCCCACTTATCGTATGGTGTTAACGGAGCAATAGTGGTTGTCTTTTCAGGGTAATCTCCCGGCACTGTGATTTCTTTTGAGTCCCCCGTTTCGGTGTTATAGACGATTTCACCGCGATGGTCTGGCACATATTCCCATGATCTCAAATCCAGAGTTCGACAGGACACATAACCTGACTTATATGAACCAGGAGCATCTAAACACGAATGTGCGGGAATACCGACGCCAACAGCAAGATATTCAGTTGATTCAGAAATATATTCCCGTGTTTCACCATCATAGTTATAGACGGTAATATTCCCCGCCTTCGTGGCAATAAGTTCGCTATTTAATACGGCTTTATCCATTACGCAGCTCTCACGATATAGTTAAATGCAATATTTCGTGGACGGGTTTCGCTCCCACCTGTGTTACCAATACTCCCTCGTGTATGTAGCGTTGGTGATGGAATCAGAGTCCCTCCGGCATCGGCAGCATCAAGCCCCCGGCCTTGCGTATATGCTTTTCTGAAGATTGCCGCCAGTTCCCATTCCTCTTTTGAATCATACCCATCGTTGGCTACAACCATATGGCGGTGTTTTTCCAGCATTCCAGCCTGAAGGCTCAATAAAGCACGCCCAGCATCAATACCACGCCCATCATCCCAGCCACGAATAAACTCACCACGTAAATCAGGCAATTTATTTGTCGGATAAACCTTTGCCAGTTTGGGATATTCTTCAGCCGAAAAAGCCGCTCCGTTGCATTTCAGCCAGCCTGTCGGTGGAGTGGCAGAAGGCCACGGAACAGGGACACCAACAGGTAATGCAGAGCCATCCCCTAAACCAAGATAATCAAGAACGCCCTGTGCGCTGGGCCTGCTAAGAATGGTACGCCCAACACTTGTCAGTGCAGTTAAGGCAGCTCGATCTTCCCCTGTAAAATAAGGGAGTTTATCTTTTGATGTAGAAAGCCCTGCCAACGCCGTTAAAGTAGCATCCTTTGGCTGCTTCCCCGCAAGGGAGTTAGTTATTGTCGTGGCAAAGTTCGGATCATTCCCCAGCGCCGCTGCCAGTTCGTTCAGCGTATCCAGTGCCGCTGGTGCAGAACCCACCATTGCTGCAATTGCCGATTTCACAAAAGCGGTAGTGGCAATCTGTGTATTGTTGACCGACTGCGCCGCCGTGGGAGCTGTTGGCGTTCCGGTGAGTGCCGGACTCGACAGCGGCGCTTTTTGTGCCAGTGCATTGTTAATGGTGGTACTGAATTTCGGGTCATTGTTAATGGCTGCGGCAATTTCTTTCAGTGTGTCCAGCGTGGCTGGCGCACCGTTAATCAGAGCAGTAATAGCGGCCTGAACAAACTCAGTGGTCGCAATCCGCGTGGTATTATTTCCTGCTGCAGGCGTCGGCGCTTTTGGTTCTCCGGTAAATGTCGGATTATGTTTCTGCGCATACTGGGTATGAGGATCTTGTGCGGCAATGTGGTTTCTCATCTGGTCATCCACATACAGCTTTAATTCCAGGACTTCATCATCCACGTATTTACGGGTTGCCAGCACTACAGCAGGGTCGATTTTCAGGGTGATATTGTCCGTACTGCTGGTAATCAGCACCATGCGCACGGTCTGGGTGCGCCCGCTGCCTTCAGCCAGTTGCGGCTTATAGCTTTCCGGGCAGTTGCCCACGGCAATCAATGCCCCGGACTCATCAAACAGGCCCACTTCACGTATCCACCAACCGCCCTCGTTTTCAGGGATCACCTGTTCAGCAATAATCTGGCTGCTGTTCTGCGGGTCGATGTACAGCATATTCAGCGCAGCCCGGCGTTTCTCATTTACTAATGCTGTCTGCTTTGCGTCCGGCGTTGGCAATGTTCCGCCGCCATCGCCTACCGCCATATGGGTAATTTTTAAAGGCACACCGAGCGCGGCGGCGCTGGCAAGTTTCGCCGCGCCAATATCCGTCAGCAGGGTATAAAATTTTGTGCTCATGGATTCACTCTCATTGTGTCAATAACATGGACCGCCCCGACTTCATGCGCGGTGCCGCCGGAAATAATTGTTTCGTTGATATACGGATAGATCGTGATTTCTTCGCCAAGATAGCTTGCAGCCCCCACCCAATATGGACCGCTGGTCTGCAGGTTGATGGACATGCCGATCATGTGGCGGCTACATGGTTTGGCATCGCTTATCAGTCGCTCAAGTTCCAGATAGGTATCTTCAGTGATGCCCTGGTCCTGCACGCCGATATCCAGACGAAACGTGCCCGGTGTTTCTCCGGTATGCCACCACTCAATAATGCGGATCAGAAAGCCGAACGGCTCCACCACCCGCCGCACGGCACTGGTGGTCCCTTTATGCTGATGAATATAAAAAGCATCCTTCACCACCTGGCGCTTGACGCTTTCTGTCCAGCCCTCGTCCCAGCGATCCACCGAGAACGCCCAGGCGAGATAAGGCAGGAAACTGACCGGACAGGTAGCCGGATTCCACAAGTCACGCAGTGGCACCTGCAGATCAGAAATCCCGCTGCAGGTTTGCGCCAGTCGGCGCTCCAGTGGAGTTGAACCCGGTGGCAGCAAACTATTCATCCGTTCCCCCGTTGGTCACGCTCCACTGCGTACATGATGCCGCCTGCGTTTTGTTCAGGACCACATCCGCCAGCGGCGAAGCCAGTTCCACACGCTGCACACCCTCAACATGCAGCGCGGCAAAAATGGCACTACGGCGAATATCCCGACCGAGCCGCGTCTGACTGGCTATGTACCTCTGCAGGCTGACTTTTGCCGCTGCCATTACCGGCTCTGCTTCCGGTCCCGGATAGAGAAAAATGGTGGCTTCCACACGGTACGGGATGATTTCTGCGCTGCGAACCGTCAGACGGTCAGCCACCGGGCGGACGTTCTCACTGTTCAGGGCTTTCTCCACCACATCCAGCAAGTCTTTTTCTGCTGTTCCGTCGCCTTCACGGCTTAGAACCGTAAGCACCACCTCTGCAGGTGCCGGGCTGGTTGCACTGGCATCCGCCACCCGACCGTCGGCGCTTCGGGCATGAAATTCATAAGCTGCAGTTGGCCCCGCAACTGAAAGCCCTTCAAAGGCTGCAGGCACACGCAGGCGTAACGCTTCATCGCTTTCCATCACAGCTGCAACGGGCGGCACAGCGTCATTATCAGCAGGCGTCACCGTCAGGCGTTTCACGTTGTAGTTGGCAGCGAGCTGGTCAAGATCGCTGCCCATCGCATAAGCCACCATCACAGCCTGCGCGGCTTCGTTAATGCGCTGGCGCAGAAGCAACTCACGGTAAGCGTTCTCCTGCAGCAATTTGGTGACGGGTTCAGATTCCAGTTCCAGCGTACGCATCACTGCTTCCTGCTCATCTTTCGGATGAAGCGCAACAAATTCGGCCTTGCGTTCGGCAAGCAGCGTCTCAAAGTCCGGCACATCCACAATCTGCGGCGCAGGCAACTGCGAAAGGTCAATCACTGCCATTCTCTGCTCCTGTTGATACGGAAAGGGAAACAGGCACACCGTTATTACGCCGCCCGCTCAGCGCCACCACCATTGAACCGTCAAAATGGCTGTTGATGGTGATGGAATCCAGCGTCAGCCGTGGCTCCCAGCGACTCAGCGCCACATACACTGCCGACATGACCTGCAGGCGTAACGCCGGATTTTGTGGCTGGTCTATCAGTGCCGACAGCAGGGAACCATATTCACGGCGAGCAATGCGGCTACCCTGCGGCGTCAGCAGAATGTCCCGCACCGACTGGCGCAGATGGTCAATATCAGTAATGGCTTTGCCGCTGGTATTGTTCATCCCGCTATAAAGCGTCATACCGGGCCTCCGGTTGTGTCGCCGCCTTTCAGAACGCCAGTATGCTGATGCGCATCAACCACGATCCCGTTAGAACTCATCGCTCCGCCGCCCTGGGTAACGCCACCATTGATCACCACTTCGCTGTTAATACGCGTGCGGTCAGCCTCCAGCACAAACTCACTGGTTTTCATGGTGATGTTGTCAGCGGCCTCAATGACCATTGATTTGATGCCCCTGACATACCAGCGCCCGGTGGCGGGTTCGTATTCAAACCAGGCGCCGTCAGGATGTTCTGTCACGCAGGCGTCCGCCGACGTAGACGGTGGTGCGAACTGATTCGAATAGACAGCGGGCAGCGCAAAGGCGGTTTCCAGATTGCCGCCCAGACTCAGCAGCACAACCTGCTCACCTTCCGATGGTCGCCACCATGTGCGGGCATTCCCGGCACGCAGCGTCAGCCAGCTGATCCAGTTGGTTTCAAGCTCGCCCGTTTTCACCCGGCAAAGCCAGTTTTCCCTGTCCACTTCGGTGACTACCCCAGTGCGGATCAGGTTGGTGATAAGGCGCATGATTTCGGTTAGTTGTGCGTTCATAGGGCAATGATTCAACATCTTGCATTTATCTTAAAACATATGTATTTGTATGAGCGGTCTTACAATATGGAATAACAAAAATGAAATTTCGTTCTTTGTATAAATGGGATTGCCCAGACACTTGTAAAGCACTAGTATATTTTGCGCAATTACTGGATGAAATGCTATTTGACTATACACTGGACACATACAAACCCTCAGTGATGAATACCCCAACAATTGGAGTAGAAACTTTAAATACAATTAAAGATGTTGAGGATGGTATTATTCAGCCTAAAAATATTGAACATTTAACCGCAGAATTAATACATAACTTGTCATGTGATAAAGTAGCACAAGATTTATTAGGCGATGCTTACCAAGCTTTTCTCAACAAACTAAAAAATACTAACATAAGCCCTAAAGAGAGAAGCTCAATAATTGAAATGCTGGTCATTCAATTACCACCCAAATTATATAAAGAAAAAAGTGAAGAACTTATCATCCAAGAGTTATCATCCCCTAACTGGGAAAGAAGCATCATACGCAAGCTAACAAGAAATTATATCAGTTTATTACTCTACATTGGCTTTAGCCAACATAATCTTAAGAATTTAACCCAGCAATTTTTTATTATGGGAATAATAAAATATCAAATAACACTGATGCCTCTTCTTTTTTTGATTTAATAAAACTCGAAAAAAGAAATACAAAATATATTTTATTGTTGAACCAGTGTTTTTAGGCGCAGAGCCAACTTTCGAAAGACTCTCTTTGTCTGTTGAGAAAGAACCACCAGAAGAATTTTCCCAACATGTTTTTTTTAGAAATCTGCAAAGAAAGAAGATAGTTTGCGTATCAAATATAGAAGCTTTTGATTCTTATTCAGCAAGAGAGAATGCTGAAAACCTACTTAAATTAGCATCATCCTTTTTAAATATTTATCATCATAAAGATAAACCTACTTGGTCAAATGAAGCTTTCGTTATAACTGATACAGACTCTTTGAAAGTGGCTGAAAGACTTAACCCCATGAAAAAATGCAAGGACTTAAAGCATGAAAAGGCCAAGAAACGTCTTGAATCATTGATGTCTGAGTTTTCTCTAGAAAATAGTTCATTTGCCAAGTTCTTGAGAAGTATTCAATTACATTCAATGGCATTAAAAAGTGAAAATGTTGAAAATCAGCTTTTAAATCTATGGATAGCTCTTGAATCATTAGTGCCGACAGACACTAAATCCAAGGATCAAGCAACAATAGAACATATTACTGCAAGTATAATTCCATTCCTGAATATTACATATATAGACTCCTTAATTGACAACCTTACCCGAGACCTGCTGTTATGGAATAGACACATACTAAACTCACATTTAAAAGGAATACCTGGAGCAAAAGCGAAACACAAACTAGCCAATATAATGATTCTTCCTGAATACGAATCAGTAAGGGAATCTTTATCCGCTAAATTTCGTGATTACACATTGCTTTCAGATCGTTTCGAGTATATAAAAAACATAGTTTCATCCCCGGAGTCAATTAAATCAACTTTAGATAACCATAAGTTAAGATTAGAATGGCAACTCAGAAGAATTTATAGAACAAGAAATAACATAGTCCATTCTGGAAAAGGTGGTAAATTTACCCCCCTTTTAGTTGAACACACCCACAACTATCTTGATAAAGTATTTGAAATACTTGTTATGCTTGCATCAAAACCCCGAAAAATTCGCTCTGTAACACAGGGGTTTAGATATGTAAAAATAATCTATGAACAAAGGTACGAAACTATTACAGAAAAGAACTTCACTTTCGATATGAGCAATATTAATAATAATTTATTTTGGGATTGATATAACCTAAAATCAATCGGTGAGGTTAGAGTAGGAACTACAAAAAATCAACCAACTCTACCTCGCCAACCATTGCAATAAAATGCGGCGTGTTAAAAAGTATAAATCATCATTTACACCCAGCAGGCGACGCTCTGCGTAACGGACCTCCGGTCCTTTGCGACTGACGCGATCACGCAGGCCGTAATGGTGAACACGGGCAATGCGCTGTACCTTGCCTTCAAACTGCACGCTGGCAGAGTCGGCGCTGGCGGCAGTTTTCAGGTATTTTGTGGTGCGCAGCTTTGTAAACATCTGACGTTTGATGCGGCCTTTTTTGCTGCGTGCTGTTACCCGTCGCGGTTCATAACTGCTGCCATCTGGATTGCGCTGCATTCTGATATTCTGCTGCTGTGTCCGGCGTAGTTCCTGCGCCAGCTGGCGCATCATGCGGCTTCTTGCGGCTGGCTCCAGATTCGCCAGCAAGGCACTCAGCCAGTCGTCCACCTTCTGCAGTTCAGCCACGTTTTACCGTCCACATTTCTTCAGGTTCATCGGGTTCCGCTACAGCTTCAACACTCGACACACTGCCGTCAGTGCTGACCAGCACACGCTCCGTCAGTTGCAGGTTCAGGCTGATATCACAGACATCATTGCGCAGAATATCCACCTCAAAGGTGAATAACTTTTCCCGTAACGCTGGGTTATTGATGGCATCGGGCTGGTTATCCCGCAGCCACAGCAAAACCGGGGCCATCAGCAGATTCTGGTCGCCGCTGAAATCCTCAATCACCACGTTCAGGGTGTAACGGTACTCCCATGACATGGAGCTGGCCCCCGTAGCAACCAGCGAACCGTTATCCACAAACAGATGCAGTTTGTCCGGATTATTGCGGACATAAGGCACCGCTTTATTGAGGGCGTGGCGCAGGGACTGTGGTTTGTTCACTGTTTCGCTCCTGACACGCAATAATCATGTCCACTTTGTCTGCACAGACCGCCCAGGCGGCCTCCGTTTCATCCAGCAATGCGTTCAGATCACCGTTAGTGCGCGGCGCTGCCTGCTCCAGCCGACACGGCGTCACTCGCGGACAACCACTGACGGTAAGCTGCACCTCCGGTGAGTGCCGGACGTTCCCGCAGCCGGATAATGTCAGCAGGCAAAGGAGTATCAGCCCAGCGGCGTAAATCCTCGTTCTCACGTTTCAGTTCCTCGATCCGGCGTTGTCGTTGTCTCAGCAGTGCGCTGGTCTGTTCTGCTTCAGCGTAGAGCCGCGCCTGCTCCCGGTTGTTGGTTTCAGCCAGAATGGACAGACCGATCAGCTGGCTGTTTTTCTTCGTCAGTTCTTGCGCTTTACTTTTCAGCGCCGCGCGCTGCGTTTCGATGGTGTGGCTGGCGCTGTTAAGCCGCCACGACTGCCAGCCCAGCGTAACGAGTGCCAGCGCCACCACTACTGCCAGCGCACGCGTCATAGTCCAGCTCCTTTAAGGCACCAGGCCATCTCCCGCGCACGGCGGTTATCCAGCCCCTGATTAAAAACACCTTTTACATACACCCAGCGCGGCAACTGTCGGCACGCATCTGCCCAGCGCCGCTGATTGAGTAATTTCACCAGTGTGGAACTGCAGGCATTGCCCGTTCCCACGTTGAAGGCAAACGACACCACCGAGTCATACACCTTCTGCGGCGGCTGTTGCTTCACACATCTTTCCAGCGCCAGCTCTACACGTAGCACGTTGGAGATCAGCCCTTCTGCTGCCTGTCGTTCCGTAATAGTTTTGCCGGGAATGACGCCCGACGTATTACCAATGCCGTCGGTCCAGACACCCGCGCTGCACTGATACGGCTGCAGACGACAGCCTTCGTAATCGGCGATCAGTTTCAGTCCCTCCACGGAGGTGTGAAGCTGCTGAAACCCCGGCAGCGTGGCAGCAATAGCCAGCACGGCCCCGACAAGGCAGCGTTTAACGATTGATGGATTCATAGTCCTCCCGCGAGATCTGTCCGTCGCGCAGAAGCTGGTAGGCTTTGTGTTTGTAGTACCAGTTGATAGCCAGCATCAGCACACCGATCATCAGGCCGCCCAGCGTTGAGGCATCCTTGATGGACAAATCGCCCAGCCAGGCCAGCACGACGGCGATGCAATACGTAATAAAGGCGCTGATTCGCTCAAGCGTCATAATTCAGTCCCATAGCTGGACGGTCTGCACGGTGGTGGTGGTCGGAATATCCGGCAGCTCCACCTGCAGCCCGTGAGGTAAAAAGGGGCCATATTCGGCAAGCCCCGGATTTGCCTTCAGTACCTGCTCCGTGACACCCTGCGTGCGCCCGTAATGACGCCAGCAAAGCGCGTCCACCGTGTCATACTGATGCGCACGCACTTTCATCAGATAAGCTCCACTGTGCAGTGCGGCGCATCCTGCACCCGGCTGATGGCCCAGCGGGCGTCACGCCACAAATCACCGCTGGCTTCCGCCAGTTCCTCGCCCCGCTTCACACCGGATGCCGTGGCGTCATAGTCCTGGTAACGTTCGTTGAGCATGGCGCGTGCCCAGCAGTAAACCGCGTTGAAATAGTGCTGAATGCGCTCACTTTTCCCATCCAGCTGTTCTGCCGGAACCTCTGCCAGCGAGGCATATCCCAGCATCTGCTGGCGTCTGCGAAACTCATACAGCTCTGCGTTGACCTCCGAAATTGCCGACAGGGCAACCTGTTTTAAACGCGGCTGCGTCACCGTGCCGTCAGTGCGCATGACACTGCGAAACTCCGACAGGTCCACATCAGGCCAGAACGGCGTATTCCTGATGATTTCCGCCTGTTCCGGTGCCTGTTCTGGCGCAACAAACTTCATGCTGCTTTCTCCTGAAATAGAGGGCGGTGGACGGGGTTTTGATGTGGCTGTGCCTTTCGCCACCCCGTGCCGCCCGTGCGCGGGGGCACGTTCTGTCAGCGGCTGTCATTGCGCAGTCTGCGCTCCAGCTGCTGTTTGTCTTTTTTCACGCCACAGCGGGGATCGAGCTGTAACGCATGGTTGAGATGATTAAGGGCGGAAGCCGGATTACTTTCACTCAGGACAGCGCCAATCGCTTTATGCAGACGCGCCCGTGACTGGTCCGGCATATCCAGACCGTCTGTCAGCTCCAGCGTCTGCAGCAACAGATCTGCATCAAAGCCGGTGGCAGCAAGCATTGCGCTCTGCGCCGCGTCTGCCATTTCCTCTGCCAGCACGGTCTGCACGTTGCGGTTACCCAGCGGCATCACCCAGCCATGACGCAGGGCATGACGCCCGATCTCCAGCGCCCCGGCATAATCTCCGGCATCAATGCGCCACAGCATCACGTACATCAGCACGTCATCCTGTTGAGCGCCTCCGGCAGCCAGGACACCCTCCGCCCAGGCGGCGTATTTCGGCAGCAGCTCCACCTTGATTTCCGCTTTTTTGACCGTGGACTGAACGCCCTTGAGACGGCGGCGGTCTTCCGCCAGTTGCAGCAGCATCAGGTCATAGCCCGACGCGTGGCGAACGCTGCCGCCCTCGCGGGCGGCCTGTTCAGCCTGAACGCGCAGGCGATGCTGCCGTGCGGGACTCAGGCTCATGGGTTACGCTCCGGCTTCTGCTGCAGCGGCGCTGAAATCGCCAATCTGGATGTTTTCCACCAGTGCGGCGCAGCGGTAGTCCTCAACCACATAGGCTTCGTTAACGGATTCAAAATTTTCAATCCGGTCACGTTTCGGGTTGTCGATAACTGAACGGCGGCGGGTGTCTTCCTGCCAGTAGATGGACAGGTTATCCAGACGGGTGATCAGCAGCGCATTCGGCGGGAAGAACGGCGCACGCACGGCCTGCAGGCCACCCATGCGTTTCTGGCTGATGATCATATCGGCAGCCAGTTTTTCACTGTTCTCCTGCTCTTTGTTGACCAGCGGGAAATACTTGTCAGACAACAGTTCACGACCGCAAATCACCACCAGATCGTCATCGTCCTGGTAGACCACGTCGATAAGCTCATTGACGGCATCCATCACCACGGCGTCCAGGTTGGCATATTCTCCACCTTTCCCGACTTTCACCGCACCCGGTGTGGTTTCACCGCCCGTGGTGGTGCTGCCCATGACGTGATCCGGTGCATCCTCACGGATTTTCTGCAACCAGCCTTTGTTCACATCCTGCAGCAGCGGGTTTTCGCTACGGTTGGAGGTTTTCGCACGCTTCACGCCGTTAAAGCCGATCATGATGCGGTCCAGTGCCTGACGTTTCACGATGGCGTCACGGATGCGCACCTGGAAATCCTGAAACTTCGCCCACAGATCCAGCTTCGCGTAGGTCAGCACCGTGTCAAAGTTGGTCTGCTCGCATTTGTATTCCACATCGACCATCAGCGTCGGATCGACAGGCTCACGCTCTTTCGCGGTGGTATCAGTGGTTCCGGCAATGGTGCTGCCAACACCCAATCCAAGCAGCTGACCGGACTGCTCAGTCACTGGCGTGACGTTAATCAGCGTCAGGAAAGCGGCGGACTGCTGGATCTGGTCTTCCAGCGTCTGCTGTACAGACGGCTCTACGGTGAATTTGCTGGACAGTTCTTCAACTGCCACACCGTTCAGACGCGCCAGCTGCTGCAGGTAAGCGTTAAAAGCAAAGCGGGTATTCTTCTTCATCGGGTTTTGTGCTCCATCAGCAATTGGTCAGAGTGTCAGCGGGGGCGTTACCGCCTGTTGCACGCTGGCGGTAGTCCTGGCGGCTGTCTTCATGACTCAGCTTATTCACCAGTTCGTTAAAGGCGGTTTGCTGCTCCTGCAGAGCAGTCTCCAGCTCAGACAGGCGTTCTTCCTGCTCAGACAGGGATTTTTCGGTGCGTGCGCTCAGGTTCTGCTGCTCAGTGGCGACCAGCTCCACGGCCTTATGCACATCAGAGAACCGGGCATCGTCGGACTGCTCTTTTTTGGTGAACAGCGCCGTGACACGGGTAAACAGGGACGGCTTGTCCTCCTGGATTTCTTCCAGTTCGATCACCGTTTCCTCAGCAGCGGTAAAAAGATTGGCAGGATTCTGCTTGCGGTTTGCCAGCGGGTTATGGGCTGCACTGGCGCTGAATGTCAGCATTTCAGTGCCCAGACTGGCAGGGTCATCTGTGGCAGCCAGGCCGACCAGGTAGGCTTTGCCCGTATCAGCAAACTTCGGGCTGACTTCCATAGAGGTGAATAATTTCTGGCCTTTTTTCACCAGTTCCACCAGTGATTCCGTTGGCTCAACGTCGGCATACAGCGCCATCTTGCCTGCCAGCGGACCTTCCGTGATTTCTTCAGCAAACAGCGCCGTCACCTTGCCGTAGCGGTTAAAGGTGCTGTCCGGCAGATAAGACTTGATGTGCTCAAGGTTAATCAGCGCGGTGTACACCGTCGGGTTGTAGCTGGCTGCCATCTGTTCCAGCCATTCACGCTGGATTTCGCGTCCGTCGGTGGTGGCACCTTCCACCCCGATGCGAAAACGCTTTGCTTTCACTGTCATGAGCCGTGCTCCGTTAGAAAAAACTTACTGGAGCCTTATGGTTGCGGTGATGGGGGCAGTGAAACAATGCGCGGTATTTGTACCGACAACCACACAAACCGCAGGCGGGGAAAGCCTTCATTCAAGGTTGTAGGTTTGTGCCATGAACACCACACAGACACCCGCAGATCTCGATCCCCGTCGGCAGGCCATGCTGCTGTACTTTCAGGGATACCGCGTAGCCCGCATTGCTGAAATGCTGGGCGAGAAAGTTGCAACCGTTCACAGCTGGAAAAAACGCGACAAGTGGGGTGACTATGGGCCGCTGGATCAGATGCAGCTCACCACCGCCGCACGCTACTGCCAGCTCATCATGAAGGAGCACAAAGAAGGGAAAGATTTCAAAGAGATTGACCTGCTGGCGCGCCAGTCGGAGCGCCACGCGCGGATCGGCAAGTTTAACAATGGCGGCAACGAAGCCGACTTAAACCCTAACGTCGCCAACCGCAACAAAGGCCCGCGTCGTCAGCCGGAAAAGAACGTTTTCACCGATGAACAGATTGAGAAGCTGGAAGAAATCTTCCATTCCTCCATGTTCAACTACCAGCGCCACTGGTGGGAAGCCGGAAAAACCAACCGCATCCGCAACCTGCTGAAGTCACGCCAGATCGGCGCGACCTTTTACTTTGCCCGTGAAGCCCTGATTGACGCCCTGCTTACCGGACGTAACCAGATTTTCCTTTCCGCCAGTAAGGCACAGGCCCACGTCTTTAAGCAGTACATCATCGACTTCGCCAAAGAAGTCGAGGTGAAGCTGAAAGGCGATCCGATGGTGCTTCCTAACGGGGCCACGCTGTACTTCCTCGGCACCAATGCCCGCACGGCCCAGAGTTACCACGGCAACTTGTATCTGGATGAATATTTCTGGATACCGAAATTCCAGGAGCTGCGCAAAGTGGCTTCCGGTATGGCTATTCACAAAAAATGGCGACAAACCTATTTTTCCACGCCATCCAGCCTGACCCACAGTGCTTATCCGTTCTGGTCCGGTGCGCTGTTCAACCGTGGACGCAACAAAGCCGACAAGGTGGACATCGACCTGTCCCATAGCAATCTGGCCCCCGGCCTGCTGTGCGCAGACGGGCAATACCGCCAGATAGTCACCGTGGAAGATGCGGTGCGCGGCGGCTGTAACCTGTTCGACCTTGACCAGTTGCGCATGGAGTACAGCCTGGACGAATACCAGAACCTGCTGATGTGCGAGTTTGTGGACGATCTCGCGTCCGTGTTCCCGCTCAGCGAGCTGCAGGCGTGCATGGTGGACAGCTGGGAAGTCTGGACCGACTTTCATGCACTGGCTCTGCGCCCGTTTGGCTGGCGCGAAGTGTGGATCGGTTATGACCCGGCAAAAGGTACGCAAAACGGCGACAGCGCCGGATGCGTGGTGGTGGCACCGCCAGCCGTGCCTGGTGGTAAGTTCCGCATTCTTGAGCGTCACCAGTGGCGCGGGATGGACTTCCGCGCCCAGGCTGACGCCATCAAAAAACTGACCGAGCAGTACAACGTGACCTACATCGGCATCGACTCGACAGGTGTCGGCCACGGGGTTTACGAGAACGTGAAAGCGTTTTTTCCAGCCGTCCGGGAGTTTGTCTACAACCCCAACATTAAAAACGCTCTGGTACTCAAGGCCTACGACATTATCAGCCACCGCCGTCTGGAGTTTGACGCCGGACACACCGACATTGCGCAGTCATTCATGGCAATCCGTCGCGCCACCACCGCCAGTGGCAACCGCCCAACCTATGAAGCCAGCCGCAGCGAAGAAGCCAGCCATGCCGATCTGGCCTGGGCAACAATGCACGCACTGTTTAACGAACCGCTGCAGGGCGAGTCCGCCAATACCAGCAATATTGTGGAGATTTTTTGATGGGAAAGAGTAAGAAAAACCGCGCTGCGGCGACGAACCAGATCCAGCATAAAAACCAAACTTCAGCCGAAGCATTCAGCTTCGGTGATCCCGTTCCTGTTCTGGACCGCCGCGAATTACTGGACTATGTGGAATGCGTACAGATGGACCGCTGGTATGAGCCACCAGTGAGTTTCGACGGGCTGGCGCGAACCTTCCGCGCTGCCGTACATCACAGCTCCCCGATTGCAGTAAAGTGCAACATTCTGTCCAGCACCTATATCCCTCACCCGCTGCTCAGCCAGCAGGCTTTTTCACGTTTTGTGCAGGACTATCTGGTTTTTGGTAACGCCTACCTGGAGAAACGCACTAACCGCTTCGGTGAAGTTATCGCCCTTGAACCTGCCCTGGCAAAATACACCCGACGCGGGTTAGACCTGGATACCTACTGGTTTGTGCAATACGGTATGACCACGCAGCCATATCAGTTCACAAAAGGAAGCATCTTTCATCTGATGGAACCGGACATCAACCAGGAGATCTACGGCCTGCCAGGTTACCTTTCTGCCATTCCGTCAGCCCTGCTCAACGAGTCCGCCACGCTGTTCCGCCGAAAGTATTACATTAACGGCAGTCATGCAGGCTTCATCATGTACATGACCGATGCCGCGCAAAACCAGGAGGATGTGAACAACCTCCGCAATGCGATGAAAAGCGCCAAAGGGCCGGGCAATTTCCGTAACTTGTTTATGTACTCGCCCAACGGTAAAAAAGACGGGATTCAGATTATCCCGTTGTCAGAGGTCGCAGCGAAGGATGAGTTTTTGAATATCAAGAACGTGAGCCGGGACGACATGATGGCGGCACACCGCGTGCCGCCGCAAATGATGGGGATAATGCCGAATAATGTTGGGGGGTTTGGGGATGTGGAAAAGGCTAGTAAAGTCTTTGTCCGAAATGAATTAATTCCGTTACAAAAAAGGCTTATAGAAATTAATACTTGGCTAAATGAAAAAATCATAGCATTTAATGATTACTCATTAAATTAGATAAAAAGGGGTTAATCACCCCTATAAAAATCACAAAAATCGCCTTACACGCATTTTATTAATCGCCGATTCATCTCCAATTCTTATCAAGGCATCCCTTGCCTTTTTCCCTATACGATTCATTCTATCAGAACCATTACTAAAATTTCCGAATTTAAGCGCCGTAGCTATTATTGAATCACCACCATCAAGAATGACATTTTTAAATAATTGATAGTAGTCATCTACTGAAGCAGCATCCAATATTTCCTCATGTCTATCAGACCAACCATTCTGACCTGATAATTTCTTAAGAACATCATATATTGAACCATCAATATTTATAATCTTAGAATAGGCTTGAATTTTTGACAACAACTCAGTATCTCTTACGGGATGAACATTCACATAAATAGATTGAACATATTCCTTTAGAGCATCGTTACCATAATTAATAAACTGTTCAATCAATTCACTCGCCTTAGCATTCTCTCCGAAATCCCTATATAGTCCGACAACATTATCTAAATCACTTGGAGTCACATACTTCATCCCATCAACCACCGCTTGATATAGCTTGTCAACAACCTGATTTTGATTGTCATCAAATGAATTATGAAAGAACTGCCATGCCTCAGATAAGGAACCTCGTTTATTATCACGCGTAATCTCCTCATTCCTTAGGCTTATTTGTCTTTGGAAACTGCTCTTATCAAGATAGCCATATCTAACCATATCAATAAGAACCTCATCAAGATCATTCGTTTTTCTATATCCATATTTAAGCAAGGTATTAAGCCAGATTTTCTCATGGCCTTCTTCCTTGTCATTATAAGTATATATATTCCTCACTCCCCTAATATATTCTAGTGATGGCACATCTCCCTCTGGAGAAAATCCGTAATGGCTCCAACAATACAGAGTTAATGAATGCGCAACTTCATTTGAAATTGTCTCAACATCACCTATAATATTTGGTGTTAAGGACACAAAAAAACGTTCTATCTTTTTTAAGATTCGAATATTCTTGATACCTAAAGAAATGGAATATTTACTTAACAAGTTATAAACATGAGAATCACCTTTATAGGCTATATCTGCGCATTCTTCTGGTGTTGGATTGTAAGTGATATCTCTATCAATGACCTTTTCTTTATAAGTAGAATAATCCTCCATACTAGCTGTGCCATTGTTAAGCAATAGAACCACCTTACAATCCTTCTGCTCTTTTAATAGAGATACTAGCCCTAAAACATCTTTAACATCTAAATTTTTGCCACGCCTTTCTAAGTCATCTATTACTACAATCATTTTAGAAATGGTCAGAAATGACATTGCTTCAAGTGTCGTAGAGAAGTTTTTTACAACAGGAACTTCTTTTAACAAACCTGCTGCTTTTCGAGAAAATGATTCAAAAAGTCCACTTGCGTTTGTTGTTGCTGTCTCCAAATCAGGTTTATTTCCAATATATTCCTTTGTAATTGCATTCTCAAAAATAGAATACTTTAAAGAATCTAGTGAATTTATACCAAAAAGAGAGACATAACTATATCTATTAAATGCAACCTTATCTTTATTATCTTTTAGGAACGTATTCCAAGTATAGGTTTTACCAATTCCCCATTCACCCTGTATAGCCATTACTTCTGGTTCTGTAGATGAGATAAAATCTGACAACTGTTCTTTGATAAACTCTAAGGACATGTGTTTTCTCCTAGAAAGACAGCCCCGTATTATAACCCTAGAATTATAAAAGTAATGAGCGCGCGCTCGTATCCCCGCCACGCCTGCCCGCTTTATGTAGTGGTTTTCATGCACCTGCATGATCTACGCAAAAGCTCGCCAGTTCTGGCGGGCCTTAGCAAAAACGATCCTCAAACGATCATGCGATCTCATGCAGCATAGACATGCACTACAGAGCTAACGCCTCGCAAGGGCTCGTTGTTCAACCTTGCTGACGCCAGAAGCAAGTTCAGACGCCAGCAACGTTTCTTAATGCAGCCAGCTGTCGTCTTCCCACACCTTCTGCATAATTTTCATCACTTGTTTTCTTTCTTCGTCCAGTTGCAGTCCGGTTAGTTCCACACCGTTAGAGCTACCTTTGCGAATGCGAATTACCGTTTTGGGATACAGGGGGCGCAGATTGCGGTAAAGCTCGGATTCAAGGGCATCCAGGGTAGACTGGCTAATCTTCTGCTCTTTATCGATCATTATTTCAATGCGCATAAAAGTCACCTCAGCTGATGACATCCATTGAGCGGTTGTATTCGTGGGTTCTGATTTTTGCCATGAGTTCATCAGTCAATTCAGAAACCCACTGCAGAGCCAGCCCCTTCTCTTCATCACTACACTCACTAGCCGCTACAAGCTTAAGAAAAAAATCAATGCGCTGGAGCTTCAAAGACTCCAAAAAATAGTCCTGCATCTTTCCTCCTATGACACCACACGCAATGCTGTATGCATAACCACTGTTTATATTTACAGTATATAATAATCTTACTGATGTAAAACGATTTTTTACGTTCATCAGCCTGATATGCCTGGTATTATTAAGAGCACGAATTGTTAACCCGCGTAATTAAAACAGGTTCCGCCACTGATCATCTTCCTGCAAACGCTGGTTCCGATAGAAGATACGCAGGCCTGCTCCTGACGGAATACTGCCTCCGCGAAGGAGTAAATCGACCTCTTTCTCGCTGCCATCAAATCCTCTGGACTTCAGCTCATACACGAGCTGCAGTCGCTGATGGTCTGTAATTCGCTGTTTGTAGTCTTTACGCCGTTTCGGTTTCACCAGGCGTAACCTTGCTGCCAGTTCCCGGCGCTCTTTTTTGCTCATACTGTGCAGGTAATCGTGCAACTCCTTGTCATCCATGCTGGTAATGTCCGTTCTGGGGTCCCCATCAGCTGATTTATCTTTCTCCTGTTGGTTCAAATTTTCAGCAAGGGGACAGTTATTGCCACGAGTCCAAGGGGCGCAAGCGCCCTGGTCGGCTGCCGCCTCCTGAACGTCAACGGCTTTACGAACCATTTTCCACTTCACTGCATGAGTGCAGATCTTGCCCTCTGCAATGGGTGACCAGATGCCATAAATACGAATGCCGTGATCGCCATAGGCGGTCGGCTCTTCGTTGATTTCATAAGCGGTTCTGATGAGGTGATATTTACGGGGAACCAGTACGCCGCCCTGCTTCATGATGTAGGTGGCAAAACAACCAGCATCAGCAGCAGCCAGGATGGCATCAAGGCGCGGGTTATCCAGTACCGGCGCACCTGCTTTTTTGTCCCCCTGTTGCCTTGCCGCCTGACCAGCCAGCAATCGCAGTTCACGGTAAGCCTGACGTCCCGGAATGCCAAAGAAGCGGAATTGCTGAACACGATGCAAAGACGCCCAGGCATTCACGTATTCAGCGTTATCACGCAGAGATTTACCCGTTTCCTTGCTGATCTCGCCAGCCAGACCACGCCCGTCAATGTTCTTACTGATGTATTTCGCTATGTAGCTTGTCGGCGTTCCTTTGCGCGGGTTAATCAGCTCAGACTTAAAGCGCGGCCCCGTGTTATTGCCCAGCTCCTCGCGGTCTTCACGGATAGCAAACTTACGCAACAATGCAGTAATGGCGCGGCGGTCTTTTTTGCGCATGAAACACAACAGGTGCCAGTGAACTGTGCCGTCGTGATGCGGCTCAGCCACCCGCACGCCATACCAGCGCAACCCGGCTTTGTGCATCGCCTTACGAAATGCAGCAAACATACCGACCAGATAATCGCTGCTTTGTCTTACCGTCGCATTTGTCCAGGTCGGGTTGGGCCTGCCGTTATTTAGCGTGGAATGGAAACGTGACGGACAGGTGATGGTGTAGAAAACGGCGCAGTCACCGCGCATTTCCGCGATAAGATCCAGACCTTTAACACAGGCCATCATCTCATTGCGGCGATGCGCAGGGTTGCTGCTGCTGGCGTTTACCACATCCTCCATGTCCAGCGTGTCGCCGTCTTCGTTCACCAGTTCATGAGAACGGAAAAACTCCAGCGACTTACGGCGCTGCTCACGTTTATGCAACACGGCTTCATAGCTGACATAGGGAGATGCTTTTTTGCTGACAAGGCAGACAGCACGCAACTGCTCTTCCCGCCATTCGCAACGCATCTTCCATAATTTCCGATACCACCAGTCGGCGCACAACATACGCGCCAGCGAACCCGGAATGAGTTCATAGGGCACGGGTTTACGGCGGTTTCTTTTCCGACGGAGTTGCTCAAACGCAGGCGGGATGACATCCAGACGCAGGGTTTCCGCTGCCACCCTTTCCCATGTATTGCGGATTTCTTCTGGCTTAACGTCATCGGTGGCATACAAATCGCCACAAGCGGCATCAAGGCACATACTCATATGCGCAGCTACCAGGGTGGACAGGCGTTTCACCTGATCCTGACTCATTTCAGGCAGGATCAGCAGGCCGTCCAGCCCTTCATGGCTTGCCATAAAGCGAAAAGACGCAGATAGCTGACTGTCGCGTACATGCTCCAGTCGTTCCAGACATGGCTTAATCGTCTCACGCAAATAGCGGGAATAAGCCTTTGGCCTGCTCAGGCTGCTGAAGTATTCAATACGTTGCATCAGCGGCTTGCTGATATGGGAAGGCTGGGCGTTGACGTCCGCCAGAATGACCATATCCGGATTAAAACGCTGCTGCTCATGCGCCAGCTTTGCCCGACTAATGAGCTTATCCTGTTCCATTTCGCGCTGGACAGGATCACGGGATTCATTAAAGAAATAACGCTCCCAGACCTGATCACTCAGCGCCTCACGGCGCAGCTGTTCCTGCTCGTTATCGGCAGCGTACAGAGTGATCAGGTTTGAAAGCGCAGAAACCGGCGCAACTTCCGCCGGGTCCAGATAAGGGTTAATGGCCTTTTTCGGGCTGTTCCATGAGAATGCTGCGGCGACCTCGTTAAAGCCGCTGCAGTTGTTCATATCAGCATGGCTCATGCACGCACTCCGTACACGGCAGAACTATCCACGCCACGCGAAGGATCAAATCCCACCCAGCAGCGCGGCCCGGAAACAGCGATGATTTCTGTTGCAGATTTACTCTCACCAGCTGCCACACCGATGCTGCGTTTTGCCTTGATGTAGTGGTGAGTAAAATTGCGATATAGCGAACGGATCAGGGATGTGTCACTGTTAGAAACAATGACCGGATGTCCTTCTGATGACCGATGTTCAAGAACGGATGCCAGGTGATACTGGTCATCTTCAGTGAAACCATCAGTGTGATAGCCGGAAAACGTACCGTCATACGGCGGATCGCAATACACCACATCCCCCACCTGCAGCATCGCCAGCGTTTCATCAAAGCTTGCGCAGATAAACGTTGCCCGCTGGGCTTTCTCTGCAAATGCGCGAATTTCTTTTTCAGGGAAATACGGATTTTTATAATTACCGTACGGAATGTTGAAATGCCCGCTCTTGTTATAGCGACATAAACCACGGTAACCGTGACGATTGAGATACAGGAAATATACCGCTTTCATGAAATCAGTAATTTCAGTTGAGTAATTAAACTCCTGCCTTATGTTGTAATAAGCCACCTCCCTGTTTGCTTCCTTAAATAAAACTCTGGCGCGAGATATAAACGATTCACAATCAGCGGCAACCTTTTTATAGAGGTTGATTAAATCAGGATTAATATCCGCAACCAGATAGCTTGGATAATCCGTCGCCATCATCACAGCACAGGAACCTGCGAAAGGTTCAACCAGTCGCGGGCCAGCAGGAAGGTGTTTTTTCAGTTCGGACATAATTGCGGTTTTATTTCCCGCCCATTTCAGGATGGTGCTCATACAGCACCTCCGTTGTAATGTTTGCCTTTCAGCTCTGCGATTTCCTGACAGGTAATGCAAAGCTGCACACCTGGAATGGCGCGGCGGCGTGCTGGCGGAATTGGCGCTTCACACTCAATGCAAAGCACGCGGGACACGCCCGGCGTTTTGGCACGGGCAGCACGGATATGGCGCTGGCGTTCTTCTTCAACGCGCTGCTGTACGAGATCCATTGCATCAGCCATTAGTGGATCTCCTGCGCTTCGTTCTGGATTGCTTCAGCAGTTACACGCAGTAGTTCTGCTGCTTCGACGTGGTTTAGCTGGCGGGATGTGATATGACACGCCAGGCTATCAAGGCGAGCTGCCATTGCTTCAGCCCTTGCCCGGCGTTCTTCCAGACGAGCCTCTGTCAGTAAAATATTAAGCCCTGCATCATCCGGTCTGGTTTTAGTCGTGAGGGTTTCAATATTACGCATAATCAATTCTCCTGAATTTAGATAAAGGGATACCCGGCGGGTTTACGCCATTAATTTCATTAGTTGGTTAATTCGGCATGGTTAGCCGTCTGGGAAATAAGCTCACCACTGCACGAAAATGATTCATTGCTTTAATCAACTCCCGCTTTTCGTCAGTGGTCAGCTCATTAATGCTGATGCTATGACGTTCAGCTGGAATTTTTGCCATAAAGAATATAGCAGCCAGTGCCCGTTTATTTTGTTCGTTATTGATATCCCGTGGATCACGCATATCTTTAATAAACCGCTCAAGCTCTGACTCAATATTCAGGCCAAAAACTTTCGCCCTTAGCTCCGCAATGTGATTAAGTCCATTCAGGCGTTCACCGGGGCTTAATGGAACAGTCGCCGCAGCGCCATTAATTGCCATAATTCATATCCCCAAAACGCAACTATCGTTGTTTGTTATTACGGTAACGTTCAAGAGGAGATACATTTTTTCGTATCGTCTCTTTAACCTGCTCTCCCCGTAAAAACGCCCCATCTTTTAGCGTGAAAAAGTAACTGCCATCGCCCGACAACGACGGATAACAACAGAGCAAATCATCTTCAGGTACTGAATAACTCTCCCCTCTGTAACGAAACTGATAAACCACTTCACTTTCCGCTGCATACATTTTGACTTTCTCCGTTTCCTCGTGGTCAATTCAGACAGCAATTCATCTTGTGAATGACATGGATGCCAGCGTTTTCCATCCTCACCCATGATCCAGCCGTGACCGTAGTGCATTGCCGGGCTTTGCTTTACCAGCAGCGATGCAAATGATGGTTCTTTCGTCAGCATAAGTACCTCACAGCAAACCGAATGAAGCACCGAGGCCAGTCACGGTATCAACTGCACTCGCCATCGCAGGGTTAGCCTGTAAACGGGCCTGCAATGAAACAGCAGCCAACGCCATCAGTCGTGTTACAGAGTTAATGCTGCTGATAGCATCACGACGACCTGCACTGGTTTTTACATCGCCAGATACCGCACCTGCAGCAACACGCCCGATCTCTGCGGTTGCACTCATGACGTAATGTGGCAGTTTCTCTTTTGCCACCTCATTAATCGGTACACATGGCAGACAATGAATCTGTGCCAGAAAACCGTCTACCAGCGTTGAATCTTCAGTCAGATCGGTAAGTAGCCAGATATCTGGTGCGGTTAATAAATGAGGTTGAGCTGGGTTCAGCTTGTTCCGCAGAATCTGCACATTCATGCCTGCACGTTCTGCCAGTTGCACCAGGTTGTGGCGCAGTGCGAATGCACGACAGGCTTCATCAAAATGTGGATGTTTGGAAACTTGGTAATCAAACATGGTCGACACCCCTGATGTATCCCAAAATGGAACTAGTTGAATACAACATTGCAATCAGTAAGTGCATCAACGGTAAGAGCAGCAAGGTTGATCATCACCTTTTCTCTTTTCTTGTCTTTCCGAAGGCGATGCCGAGGGATGCGACCGTCAGCCAGCATATCGTTAATTGTGTCGATTGAAAGACCAGTAAGTTCGCTATAACGCTCAATTGTGACATGTGGCGTATTCAGAGTTATTGAAATGTTAGGGGTCATGATGCAACATCTCCTATTGGCTTGTGGTGAGCCTGTAGTAATCGTGACAAGTACCCAAATGGGGACAAAACTGATACTAGGATCGCAAAAGAGATATGTCAACATCAAAGTACCCAAGTGAGATCAAAATAAATCCCAATAAAGGTGGTAAGGCTGCGATTGAGCGATTAGTCGAAGCTTATGGCTTTACGACACGACAGGCTTTAGCTGATCACTTGGAAGTATCAAAAAGCACTCTGGCGAACAGGTATTTGCGGGATACGTTTCCTGCAGACTGGATAATCCAATGTGCTCTTGAAACAGGAACCTCACTGAAATGGTTAACCACCGGGCAAGGACTTAAGCAAAGCTCGCTGACAGTAGCCACAGAAGAGCTTCCCAAGTTTCGCCTTACCGCAGGCAAAATGATTGAAGATGGTTCATATGTCTTCGATTCATCATTTCTTCCTGCAAATCTTTCATCACCAATTGTTATTCAGGATGGGCTTGTCACATACATTTGTGATCAAAAATTTTCTGAAGTACTTGATGGGCACTGGTTAATCAACATCGACGGAACCTATTCCATTCGAAAAATCACAAAGCTTCCAAAAGGTATGATTAAAATTACAACTACAGAGAATAGCTTTGAATGTGCATTTTCTGATATTGAAGTGGTTGCTTGTATAAGAAGTACAATAGTTTCAAATTGATATAGTAAAAGGATTTAAAAATGAATTCATTTTCCATCGTTATATTCTTATTAGCATTTCTCGCCCCTGTTCTAGCTATAATATTATTTAAGCAAAGTAAAGAACACAAAACCGCCATAGATAACCTGACGGCTAACAACATAGCTCTTTCCAGCCAACTGAAAGAAAATCAAGAAGAATTAGCACAGACTGTACGAGATCTATCAGAGCTTGAAGGACGAGCTGCACCATTATGGCAATACGTAGAATTGCACAGCGCAGTGATGGAAGCAGAGAATAAGATAAAAAATGCAGACTCAATAGCCAGGCAAAAAATAGAAGAAGCCCAAATAAAGGCTGCTAAGACAGTAAACGAAGCAAATTATCAAGCTCAGATAACAATAAGCAACGCTAATAGCGAAGCTATAGCAATCACCAAAGACGCTCGCGATGCACGCCTGAAAGCCAAAGAACGTCTTGATAATGCCAACAGTAAAGCAAATGAGCTGATCTCAAATGCTAATGACAACGCAGTAAAAATTATTTCCGATGCAGAAGAAAGAGCAAAAGAGATTGCTGGTTCAGCATATGAAGCTAAAGAGTTTGCAGAAAAATATGAAGCAGTTGCCAAATCAATGAAAAATAAAATTGAAGGTTATGGCGATGAATGGATCATCCCTAACCGCAGTGTACTTGATGAATTGGCAGAAAATTATGAGTTTACAGATGCAGGCAAGGAATTACAAAAAGCCAGGGAGTTAACAAAATCATTAATAAAAACTAATAAAGCAGCTTCGTGTGATTATGTTGAGCAAAACAGGCGTAATACTGCTATCAACTTTGTTTTGGATGCCTTCAATGGAAGAGTTGACAGTATTTTATCAAAAGTCAAACACAACAATTTTGGAAAACTTTCCCAAGAAATAAAAGATGCATTTCAACTTGTAAATTATAATGGCTCTGCTTTTAAATCCGCAAAAATAAGTGACATCTATCTTCAGGCACGACTCAACGAGCTAAAATGGGGAGTTGCAGTTAATGAAATTATGCTCGAAGAAAAAGAGGAGCAAAGAAGGATTAAAGAACAGCTTCGTGAAGAGGAAAGAGCTCGTAGAGAGTATGAAAAAGCGATAAAAGAAGCCGAAAAAGAAGAGAAAGCTATTCAGCAAGCTATAAATAAAGCGACGAAAGAGCTTATGCTTGCAAATGAAGAACAACGCTTAGCTTTAGAGCAAAAAATAGCTGAACTACAGTTAAAATATGAAGAAGCTGAAGCTAAAAACCAACGAGCTATTTCTATGGCTCAACAAACTAGATCAGGCCATGTTTATATAATTAGCAATATTGGCTCATTTGGCGAAGATGTATATAAAATTGGAATGACACGCCGCCTTGAACCACTTGATCGTGTTCGTGAACTTGGGGATGCTAGTGTTCCTTTTGCGTTCGATGTTCATGCGATGATTTATAGTGATGATGCACCGTCATTAGAAAATCATCTGCATAAAGTCTTCAACGAAAAGCAGGTCAATAAAATTAACTCACGAAAAGAGTTTTTTAACGTAAATATTAAAGAAATTAAATCGGTTATTGAAGATATGAACATCAATGCCCACTGGACAATGTTTGCAGAGGCGAAAGAATATAGAGAGTCACTAGCTATTGAGCAGGAACGCAAAGCAGCCACTTCCGCCAACGATGAACTACATGTTGCTTAGCAATGTATGTTTCATAGCAATCACACATTGATTACTGGTTGTATATACAGTTAAATTTAGCCCTCTGATATGAGGGCTTTTTTATGGCAGTACGAAAACTCACCACAGGAAAATGGCTGTGCGAATGTTATCCCGCCGGACGTAGTGGACGTCGTGTGCGTAAACAATTCGCCACCAAAGGCGAAGCTCTGGCTTTTGAGCGTCACACGATGGAAGAAACCGAAGCAAAGCCCTGGCTAGGTGAATCAGTGGATCGTCGAACACTGAAAGACGTGGTTGAGCTATGGTTCAAACTACATGGTAAATCACTGACTGCTGGGCAGCATGTCTATGACAAATTGCTGCTGATGGTTGACGCTCTGGGCAATCCCCTTGCAACTGATCTAACCTCTAAAATGTTTGCCCACTATCGAGATAAACGCCTGACAGGCGAGATCTACTTCAGCGAGAAATGGAAGAAAGGAGCAAGCCCGGTCACCATTAACCTGGAGCAAAGCTATCTAAGTAGTGTTTTTAGCGAACTATCCCGTCTGGGCGAATGGTCGTATCCGAACCCACTGGAGAACATGCGAAAATTCACCATCGCAGAAAAAGAGATGGCATGGCTTACCCATGAGCAGATTGTTGAATTGCTGGCTGATTGCAAACGTCAGGACCCAATTCTGGCACTGGTAGTTAAGATATGCTTAAGCACAGGCGCACGCTGGCGTGAAGCCGTAAATCTTACCCGCTCACAGGTGACCAAATACCGAATTACCTTTGTCAGAACGAAGGGGAAGAAAAACAGAAGCATCCCTATCAGTAAAGAGCTTTACGAAGAGATCATGGCGCTCGATGGGTTCAATTTCTTCACAGACTGCTATTTTCAATTTTTATCCGTGATGGAAAAAACGTCTATCGTGCTCCCTCGCGGTCAACTCACACACGTTCTGCGCCATACGTTTGCAGCGCACTTCATGATGTCGGGTGGAAACATTCTGGCCTTACAAAAAATTCTCGGACACCACGATATAAAAATGACTATGCGTTACGCACATCTGGCACCGGATCATCTGGAAACGGCGCTCCGTTTCAATCCTCTGGCAACGCTGCCAAGTGGCGACAAAGTGGCGGCAGCGGTTGGCATTACCCCGTAA